GAACTTTACATCATATCCTGTATCGTCAACACCAACAGTAACTGTTGCATCTATTTGAGTTGCACCATCAATATCAACAGCATCTAAATTAGATGTTCCGTCAATATCCATATTGCCAGATATATCTAGTTCAGTTGCAACAATTTTATCATTAAATGTTGCAGCACCTGCCGCACTCATATCAAGAGTTAATGCAGTAATTGCAGAACCTCCATCATCACCTTTAACAATAAAATCTTTATCTTGAACACTTGTAGTTATTACAAAATCACTTGAACTGTTGGTAAATTTACCAATCGCAGTACCACCATCTTTAATAACAACATCAGCACCGTCAGCATCTAATATAATATCAGCACCAGAATCTATCGTTAAATCAGAAGATGAACTTAAACGTGGAGTTGAGAACATACTCAAAACTTCATCGCTACCATCAATATAAATGATATCTTTCATTCCTGTTGGTATGGTTACAGTCGCTGCACCAGTACCAGATGTACAAATAACAGAAGCATCTGAACCATTAATAATAAAATAGTTTATCTGTGCATCTGGGAATGTAACAGCTCTTGTTGTCCCCGGAGAACCAGTAAATTTAATTACTGCGTGTCTTCCATTGTTATCTGCTGTTCCATCAGCAAAAGCTAATGTTACATTGCCAGAGGCAACACTGACTTCTACATATCCACCAATAGCGTCATCTAATAAATCAATAAGGTTTTCATTGAGCTTATCACCCCATGTACCTTCATTTTCTCCATCAGTTTGCTTTATAAAGCCTAGTTGTGTGTAATTTGACATATTATTTCCTTAATTCGCCTGTCCTTTTGTCCAAGTTTCTGTTCCATCAGAAGTTGTATCTAATAAAGACCATAATTTAACTGTGCCTATAGCACTTGTTCCCGCTTGCCCAGAAGCTACGAACAATGCTGTTCCTGTTACGTTTTGCGATAAATCGGCAACACTTAACTTAATATCATTATATCCAACTTGGTCTATTGTTGCACCACCAGATGCTTGCTCACTGCCAAGTGCTAAAGTTGCGGCAATACCCGATTCAGATATTAATGCTCCATCATTCCAACCGTTATCACCATAAGCACCTGCATTATATCCGGCAGTACCCGAAGCCATTAACTAATCCTAATTAAAGCTGTATTGTATGCTGCTGATGGTAGCTGAACTTGAAATGTACCATTGGATGATGAGTAATCACTACCAAAATCCAAAACAGCAATAGATGCATTTGATTTAGTATTGTTGTAAATTAAAGCACCACGAGCAGTTATTGTTGCTGAAGACCACGATGGGTCAGCAGCATCAAAGTATGCTACGTTATTGGTAGAATCATAAGCTACAGCTTGACTAGAGAGAGTTGCTCCCCCTGCCGTATATCCAGTTCCACTAACTTCGTTAGTTGCTGAATAAGCTGATGTTGTAGCTCCAAGTGTAGCACTTGAAGTGTACAAAGCTATTTTTAAAGTATTTCCACCATTACCTAAATTTTGTGCTCCGTCTAAACAATCCTGTAAGAATGTATCTGTTAATGTTTGCGTAATTGCCATTTATTTTCTCCTATGTCGTCATTGGTTTTAATGTATTTTCTCCCATCACATTTGATGGAGAAGTATAATCGTCTCTTCTTCTTCTTCGTGTTTGATTATTAATCGCTTCTGCTGCGGCTTGATATCTTTGTGTATAAATTTGTAAATCTTCCCTATTTTTAGAAAAAGTACAAGCCTCCATTAAGCACGCATACAAAAGTAAATCCTGTGCATTCTTTGTTAGCCAATTTGTTGTATTAGAGCTTGATAACTCTGCTAATCTTCTTGCGTATGTTAATTCAATAGTAAAAGCTGAACTTGGAGTTGGTGCTACCAGTAAAGCAGTATCACTATAGTTAGCCCAATATTTTGGACTACCTGTTGTTGCTGCTGTAGGCCAGTAATCATATATAAATTCATCAGTTCTTTCTTCTAAAAATATTCTTTTACTATCTGAATTTAACCAAATAAAATGAAATATTATTTTTGTATCATTTGGTTTACTTACAAATCTGTCACTAGCATTAAAAGTAGAGTATGATGTTTCATGAAAAGCATAAGGCTCAATATCTCTTGCAATACGCTGTTCAGCTAAAGAAATAAAATTATCTGTCTCATTAGAAAATTCTGTTCCATCATTTTCCATCCAATCCTTGATATCTTGTGTCAAGGTAGAATAAGTCATTGTTGCCATAAATTACCCCACATCATCCAATAGTGCCGCTACTATGCAAGTTACAGTAGATGTTGAAGATATTGCGTGTATATCAGCAACAGTTGTATTTGGTAAATTTGCAAACCAAGAATGTCCTGCTGCAATTTTAATTCCATCTGTTACAGAAGTAGAGGCAGTTCCTGCATCTAAAACAATATAAACATCATTTGAAGAATCAGTATTTTTTATAAATAAAAAATTTACTTTATCTCCTGTAGCAACAGCAGTTGGTGCTGTATCATCATCAACAGCAGTATAATCTGTAAAATATCCTGCAATTAAATCTGTGCTTGAATTCGAAACACTTGTTAATTTATAATACCATTTGTCGTTAGCATCAGCAGGACTAATGCTCACACTACCAGAAATAGTTTTAGCTATTTCATCTGGCAATACTGTTGCCGTTAATGTTATTGATGCATCATCTGCCATTATTTCTTCCTTTTACCTTCTTTAATAAGACGTTCTTCTCTTTCTTCGTATTTTTTTAATGCTTCTGGAGATACGTTTCTTATAAATCCTTTTTTAGGATTTTTTATTATTGTCATTTTAACTGGTTTAGCTATTGCGTCTGCCATTTTACCCCTTAGTTATTTTAAATGATAATCCCGTTACGGGAACTATTACGTTTTTAATCTTTTTTGAAGTTGAAGTGTTTCCAGAGTTTTCCTGTGAATCGGTATCCTCCGAAGTGGGTGAGACTCGAACCGAGGTCTGCCCAGATTGTTCCTCCAACTTTTTGCCATCTTCTTGAGAAAGCGTAATCTTCTGATAAGTATCGTCCATCTTCATCCTTCATCGTATCAAAAAACAAATAAGTATTTTTTGAATCATATTCCTTTCCATTAATTATTTGGTCAGTTATATAATGTAAATCTTGATACTCCTCTTTCATTTTTTCAAGGCATGAACGCTGTATCAACATAAATCCTGTTGCGGCATCCAGTACCTCTGCAAAACCTTTTTCTACATTTATGTTATCTTTATCTGCAAAATTTAACACATAAGGATAACTTAAATCTTTATAATCTTTTCCCTCTTTAATTAAATCGGGTATACCATCCCAGTTTATTAATTTCATGGGATAGGGTGCACACACTACCTCTTTATTAAATTCTAAAAAACGAGGTAATAATTTTGCATCAAAACCAATGTCTGCATCAACAAACAATAAGTGTGTTGCCTCTTTATCATCTAAAAAATTAGCAACGAGTGTATTTCTTGCTCTTGTAACAAGTGACTCTTGACCTAGTGTTTGCACTCGTAAGGAAATTCCCTCTTGCCTACATAAATTTTGTAAATCAAGAATACTGTGAAAGTAATCTTCACTTAACCAACTTCCGTAGCAGGGCGTTCCTACAAATATATTTGTTTTAACTGACACTCACTGATTCACTACCTAAACTTGCGGTTAAAGTCAAGGCTGTAGCAAGTGGTGTTGCATTTGTTGATGTAAATGTACCTGTAATCCTTACATCTGTATTGGTTACACCTAAACTAGCCATAAGTGTATTAACACTTCCATTTTCCAACTGTTCAGATGGATTTAATGTAACTGGTGGTCTTGCATTACTTAACGCTTGACCATCTGGCTTGTGTTTTCTTGGTTCTAATTGTGGATGTTTTTCTTCGTATTCTGATTTATGAACAAATGAGCCATTCCACTCTTTAACCATTTCATTATATGGAAAAGCAAATCCACTTCTATCAGATATAGCTTTCGCATATTTACCTGTAGCTCCCATTATACACTATATCCTAAATCGGGAACTATTTTTAAATCAACTTTTTCCCTATTGTCCTGCATTGCTCTTGCAAATTCTTCTTCATACAACATTTTTAATTCTTGTCTTCTTTGAATATCAATTTGTGGTCTCTTTAAAGCAAGATAGTATGCTAAACCACTAATCGCACAAGGTAAAAATCTATTTGGTGCATCCACTGTTTCTGTTGACGCTGTAATATCCTCTAGAGCTCTTCTTTCTTTAAATCGAAATGTATCCGCTTCATCGGGCGTTGGATATAAATATACAATAGGTGTTAGTTGTTTATCTAAAAAATATTGTGATGGTCTACCCTTGGTAGCTTTATTTGAAATTTTCAAATAATCATCACGACTAATTCTCTCTAATTCAAAATCTGTTCTCGTTCCATCACTATTTGTTTTTGATATGACAGCCTCTTCAATATCAACAGTCCAAGCATTTAAAGTATAGTTAGCCGTTCCTGCTGTGAGTGTTTGTGTTGATTCTGTAACACTCCATAGCTGAATACTTCTATTCATCCATTCTTTAAATAATAAATTGAGTTGTCTTCTACCATTAGACGCTTCCTTACCTGTTTGAGCTTCACCGCCTATTCGACTGTAAGCCTCTTCGATAATTTCATCAACGTATAAAGTAAAAGTACGAGTACCAGAGGTTGCCATATTTTATCCTAATTAATAAATTTTTTGAAATTCTGCTACAACTGTGTACATATTACCAGAATCAGCAGCACCGGGAACAACAAAGTTAACATCACTTTCGTTACTGTTGCTTGTTTTATCAGCGGGTATTCCACCAAAATCTCTAAAGTCCCAATGTCCTGTTCCTGTTAATCCTATAATCGGTATATCACCATCTGAATCTTCTTCATCTAATCGAGCATAAGAGTCTCCTCCATCTCCGCCTTGACAAGAAAACCAAATTCTCATTAGTGCAAGGTGTGATACAGAAGTCCCATCATCTCTAGCATTCATCGCAGATACATCACCAAAAACTGTTGTTGCACCTGTTCCATCTGATTGATTAACTATTTTAATCACAACTTTTTTATCTGATTCAAAAAGGATAGTTGGGCCTGTTACTGTGTCAGCCATTTATTTCCTCCTATTAAAATTTTATTTGTTTCGTTTCTCATAATCATAAAAAACAAAGCTATTCTTTCGCAAATATGCATAGTATTATCCTAAAAAAAAGGCTAGGGCTTTTACACCCTAGCCATTATGTTAATATACTGAATATTCTAGTTCTACCGTAAATCTACCTGCTGTAATATCAGCATTGACTGCTGTAGTAGCAAATGCATATAAGTATTTACTAGCTATAGCCGC